TGTACTAAATGGTGTTTCATATGTCATTCTCTTCCCAGTCTACTTCTTTTAGAAGCTGTAAGTAATTCGTTTCTATTGTATCGCTATAAGACTCGATCAAATCCTCTGAAGTCACACCCAGTAACTCCAGAAGACTAACCTCATCTAATCTCTTTAACCGTTCTTTTAACTCTGGCAGTGTAAGAGTAATCATTCAATTACTTTTTCTTAACTGGTGTTTTCTTTACTACTGGTTTCTTAATTGCATAACATTCCTCAGCAAAGTCTAAGGCTTTCTGAGTAGCTTCAAGCATTGCTTTTAACTGCTTAATACTTTCTTCAGTCTGCCATTCACTAGCCCAGATACAAATAGAATCTCGTGTTCCTGTCTGTATTGTAAGCTCTGTCCACCAATCTTCTGCTTCTTTAAACCCACCATCTAACTTAATAAATGAGTTCTCTTTTGGAAAGAACTTGTTAAAGCTAACTTTCTTTTTTGGTTTATTACTTTCCGCAATCATTAAAAGATCCTTTAGTTTTGAATTCATTATTACTCTCCTTATCAATCATTCGTTGTAGATACCAAATAGCTTTCTTGATATCCTCTATTCCATTCTTACGCTTCCACCGCCACAAATACTTAATTGCATTACCTGTACACATTGCTTCCATACCGTCTAAATGCTTCACTATTTCCTCTATTGCATCAATACATTCTATGTCACCAACGTAGTGACTAGGCGAGTTTACCATATCTTTAGGTTCATCTGCAAACTCTAGCTTCTTTAGTTTTTTAAAGTATTCTTCTAAAGTAATTTCTCCTTTACACTCTACTGGTTCGTACACTGGAGGAGGAATAACTGTAGTACCTGGAAAATTTCTGTAACTCCAATCAATACTCATAGATACTTATCCTTTAAGAACTTAAGACTAACAAACATCTCATCAAAGCTACCATCATTAACTTCGTGAAGAACAACAACACCCCTCCAATAATGATTACCTTGAGCACCCATATAATCTTCGTCGTGTTCATAACAACTACCAGCTATGATCGACGTAATCGTTTGTCCATCTGCTCTAATAGCGTAAGCCACTTGTCGCCCTTGTTGATGACCCACAATACACGACTGGTGTTTCTTTGATATAATGGCTGCTGCTGTTCCAACTGGTCTTGCAAGTGCTCCAGCAGTAACATAATGGGCATATAACACCCCATCAATAATAACTGGCTGCTCAAACGGAAGCACTGTCCAACCATGTTTCTCATACTGTAAGTCCTCTATAGAAATTGTACCATCCAACATTGAATCATTCTCAACTGCACGATTAATACGATGTTCATGATTACCTAAAGTCAAATACATCTGTGGTTTATAAATCTTATCCTTGTTCTTACGTTGCCTTGCTTGTAGATCAGTGATAGGTTGCATAAGAGTTTCCATAGCTTCGTGTGCTGCTGCTATATCATTCCTTTATCGTAGCTTGATAGTGAAGGCATGTCTGCAAAGTCACCTATGTTTATAATAACATCAGGCTGCTTCTTAGCAATGTAGTTTCCTATCGCACGTAGATAAGTAAAGTCAAGACCAGGTTTAGCCTGTACGTCAGGGATTATTAAGTGACTCGGCATAGTGTCCTTTGATATCAAATCCATAAAGAGTGCTCATTGTATCTAAAACTTTCTCAACAATATCTTGATGACAAGTACCATCTTCAAAATGATATGTCACTGATACATTGTTTGTTTCATACTCATCTAAATAAAAAGTTAATCTCATCTCTTACCTTTCACTAACAGTAAAGCACCTACCTGGTTCTTTAGTTCTTGGCATGTCGCTACCAAATCAATGAAGTATTCTGCGTCAACTAAAGCCAGAGGTTTACTGTTGTTCTGTTTTAAAATTACTAATGGTTCAACTAAACCATGCGTCTTAGCTTGTTCATAATCTTTGAACACAGCAATGGCTGCACGATTCTTACATTCAATACAGAAGTTAAACAATGACCGAGCATACGGACTAAGTTGTATATCTTCTCCACCCGCTCCCATGCTTGTGCTTCGGACATCATCTAACTGCAGGGTTGGGTTCCTGTCCAGTATCTTGTCCCGCACCCACTGTTGAAGCTTTCTTCCTTTTGCTTTTGCTGACTGTGGCTTCAAGTTTAATTACCTTTCTAGATTTAATCCATGCTTTTGGTATATGCATTCTTGCATTAGTAAAAGTACCTGAAGCAGTCGAGGCTATACAAATAGCATCCTTTGTTTCTGAGACGATAAATCCTGCAGTTGTTACTTCATGTATATCGGGCTTTTCGTGTTCTTCCCACCCACCATCACTGACTGCATCCACCCATTTAATAACTACTAGTTTGGAGGTGTCCACATTTGTTTTGGTTGTCGTTGAATCCAAAGGAGTCTTCCGTTTTCCAGCACTCTTTCGCTGTTCCCTTCGTAAGCTTCGAGGATAGCAAGATACATCTCGTTCTCTGTTTTGCATTCTTTAATAAGCCTTTCCGCTTTGACTGGTCCGATGCCCTTAATACCAACAATATTGTCAACTCGATCTCCTGTTAACATCTGTTTATAAAAGTTCCTAATTGCTTCGTCTTCGTTTACTTCGTAGTGTATCTGCTTTACAAAGTTATAATGATTACCTGCAATCATATCTAAGTCTTTATCAATAGAACAGATACAACATTCACCATACTGGTAGTCTGAGGCAGCGATTCCAATAGCGTCGTCTGCTTCATAACCCTCAGTAATAGTGAATGCCCACGCATCACGCATGTAGTCCCTGAGTAACTGATAGTGCTTAGGCTTAGCTGCTTTTCGATTCCCTTTATATGGCGCTGTTACTGCAATTTCTGTACGATAGTTTGTACTACCAGTCAACCATCCTTGATACTCAGTAAAGTTATTATCGAGAAGCATGTCTTCTAAGAACTCACTACACCTTGCTATCGCTATTGACTCTGGTTCATCCTCTGAAGCAAAGCCAATGCGATAAGTCAAGATGTCCCCATCAATCAGGGCTTCAAACATTAGAGTGCTTCTTCAGCCAAGTCAGATAAGCTTACACCTTCAGGCTTGTACTCAATTAATTCCTTGATGATGAGCTTGCTTACACCAACTCCAACACCCTTCTTACCCTGGAATGTATAAGGGTATGGCTTAATCAAAGCTACTGCTTTAGATCCGTTAGCTACCTTAACATTCAAGAGATTACCATTCTCATCTACTGCTGTGATTGGATAGAGTTTACTCTTTGCTGTGACGAAGAAGCCTTGCTCAGGTTTCTTAGCATCGTTCTTAACATTGATACCCATATCCATCAAGGTCTTAACTGCTTCCTTACTTAGATTACTCAAGTCTACTTGATACTTACCTGAGAGTTTGTTTACTTCTGATAATGCAGCCCAGTATAAGTCAGCTTGAATCGGTAAAGGTTTAGTTTGTTCCATTGTATTTCTCCTATTTAAATTTAACTACACATATATTATACCATAGTTTAATGCAACTGTCCACTACTTTGTGCTTCTACTTCTTTTTCACTCCGTAATACTTGTAGTGATCTTTCTAGTAACTCAATGGTATCGTCGTTACTCATGTGTGTATATACGACAAGATAATCATTATCATTACCTAGAATAATCATAGGTTCTACATGTTCTGGTAGTCCTTCTACTTTCATGGTGCAAAGTCCGCTTCATGCATTGCTTGTATGTACACAGAAGCATCGCTTACCTTTTCTAACTCTTCTGTCAAAAGAAAGCAAATGTTCTTTACACTTTGTCCTCGTCTTAATAAAGTTAAGACAACATTGTGTACTAAATCTAAATCGCCATCTGATAGCTGTGCTTCATTCATTAGTGTGTATCCTTCCAATTGTTACCTACTTTATATTCACCATTCAGTGGACATCGCATGTTCAAGACAATACCTGCTTGTTCAATTGAAGACACACCTAACTTACCTACTAAATCTGCAAAGCTTTCTTCTACTTCAATCTGCCATTCGTCATGCACATTAGCTACAAACTTGTAATCAATACCTAGTATACTTAACTTACTGTCTAGTAACACTAGTGCTTGCTTCATGACAATCGCACCCGCACTTTGGAGGAGCGTGTTGAGTGACGCATGACTAGACCTAATGTGTAATCTACGTCCATCAAGACCTTTGAGCGTAGTCGACTGCTTAATACACTTGTCAAGCCTTTCCTTAAGTTCAGCGAGCCTCGGGGTATTTTGTAAAAAAGCATTCTTAAGACGTTGTCCTTCTTGTCCTCCAGCACCAACAATCTTCCCGATCTTGGCATCTCCTGCGCCATAGAGGAATGCATAAATAAACGTCTTGGCTTGAGCCCTGGTTTCCAACCCAGCAGCTTTTTGGTTTGCTGTGTGGATGTCGCCTGATACGACTTCATGTGCATACGCATCGTCTTTCATATAGTGAGCAAGCATTCTCAACTCCAATCCTGAAGCGTCAATACCTACTAACTTATACCCTTTATCTACTGTCCACATTTCCCTACACTCTTCTCCATAGGGGCTGTTACTACTTGGTACTTGTGCCATGTTGGGTGACATGTGCGTCATTCGTCCTGTGACTGCACCGTTTGTTATCACTCTACCGTACACCCTACCATTCTT